TGTATATATTACTTTATTTATTTAGTTCGTGCAATAAAAGAAAAGAGAAGCATGCAGCTTCTCTTTTATCTTGTTTAGAAAAAGCTCCATCCTGTTGCACCTAGTTCTATGCCTACTTGTGCATTAATCATGATGAAGTTTATACCATCAATCAGCTTATTCATTTTGCCCTCTTTACTTGACAGAGATTTCCCCTTGTTCATTCGCTCGTACTTCAACATCATCATTCGTGACTAACTTTCCATCTTTGATAATGTAAATTTTATCACCCTTCACGATGCCTTTCTCTGTGCGAGCACCATCAGATTCAAAATGCTGCCATTCGCCATCAATCATTTGCCAGCCTGTCTGCATTGCTCCGCTTGTATTGAAGAGATAATTTTTCCCCTCAATCATATGCACCCCGTTTCCGTACATGCTGCCTTCTGTCGGATCCAGGAAGTACCATTTATCATTGATTGATTGCCACCCTGTTTGCATCTTGCAGTTTGGTCCGAAATAGTACCACTTGCCGCTAATCTGCTGCCAGCCTGTTACTGCATATCCAGATTCGTGGAAATAATACCATTCGCCATCAAGTTGCTGCCATGTGCTCTTGAAATAACTACCATCTGATTTCTTATACCACCATCCGTTGTTATCTTGAATCCATCCAGTTGTTTGGAAATTTGGATGCACAAAGCCTCGAATAAATCGCCCATTGATGGCTACTCTTCTATATCCTGTCGTGTGGCGATTTCCGATGTTGAATTCGAACACATTAATCATCCCAGAGCTAACTGATACGACAATTCCAACATGGCTAGCGCCTCTGGTGTTGTCGCCTCTCCCGGTATCATTCCAATCATATATGATCCAGTCTCCGGGAGATGGTGTGAAATTATCATTTTCAATCCAGATGCCCATTTGCTGTGCTTTCCTCACAATCGTGCCAACATTGTATGAGCACGGATATGCATCACCAAGGCCACATATATATGCGATTGCGCTAGCACATGCTGCGCAGAAATTCGCAGTATATGTCATGGGTGCGCCATCTGGTTTGTATTTATTGAAAACATCAATCAAGGTGCGGTGCGACCCGCCCTTGAATGCCATGCCATTATATCTAATGGCGGTGTTGATTATTTGTTCCCTCTTCCCCATCGCTTAACACCTCTGCTCTTTTTAAATTCTCCGCAATAGCCTCTTCATTTATATTTTTATTTTCGTCTGCTGGCGCTGGCATCTTAAATTCTTTTGTATCGTCTTTTTTCGAGCCTTCAATTAGTTGCTTAAACATCTGATGGAAGCCCGTTGCTGCTAGTCCTGTAACACCACCCTTCACAATTGCTTCAAAGCTAGCGCCTAGACAAATAACACCGCACACCATTCCGATAACAAAAAGTACTGTTGGGATTATTTTGTTATCAGTTGGCATAAATTTTTTTAGGATGTACCCTATGCAAAGACAAAATACTAATACTAACGGAATATACATTTTTGAAATAACTTCTATACTCATGATTTAATTCTCCTTCCTGTGTTCGAGATGTGTAATTCTCTTTTCATGATCGTTTAAACGATCATCATGTTGATTATGCTTGTCCCACATCCTAGAATGCGACTCTCTATCGTGCGCCTCTTGCTCTTTTACAGCACACTCAACACTTGTTACATCTGCCGCCAAGTTCTCAATCCTTACATTGAGAGCCTTAATTGATGCGTTCAGCTCATTAACGGGCTTCCCTACATAATTGTTTAATGCAGATATTAATCCAATTAACATCGTTAGCCCAATAATCAAACTTCCTATGAATTCTGGCTTCATTGTTTTTTCCTTTCAATAAAATACACCGCAGATGCGGTGCTAAAGTTAATTGCCAAGCTTCTTGATGCCATATATCCTCACTGGGATCATTGCGGCATTTGTTGTTGCTACTGATGTGTTACCTTGGGATTTATATGTCCCCGCTCCAAAAGTTATTCTATGAGAGCTACCACTCCCAGAGCTTGCAACTGTCCTTCCGTTCGTCCAGAAATTTGTTCCACCGCCACCAATCGATGGTGCGCAGAATTTGACGGATTCGCCTTTTTTCAAGCTTAAACTGGAACGGGCATTTTCGCCCATGTAGTCGTTCCACTCAATGATATACTCATCATAACTTCCATCTATTGATAGCGACTGCGATGAAAATTCTGAATTTGGTCTTGGATTGCTCCACAACAATTTTCTAGCTTCAACAGTTGCTAACATCTCCTTGATTTCAATCAGCGTTTTTAGAACACTTATCATATTGTTTCACCCCCTTATGCTCTTATTGATGCTCCAAAGAACGAAGCAAGCTCATTCTCTGCATTAATGTTATCAATCTTAACATCATCCGTTGATGCCTTTAATTTCTGCAACTCTTTCTGTAACTCTTTCTGGATCTCGTTGATGCTGTTCTGCAACTTCCCAGCTGCAGTGCCATCAATTGCCCCTTCTAGTATGCTCTGCCATCTTGATGTCATTGCTTCTAATCCAAAATTAACCGGGAAAGCTGGTGCAACAAATCCACATAATTCGTTGTTCGGTCTTTGGTCTAAAATATTTGCAACACTAATTTCAGATGCTCCCGCATTGATGTGTATATCCGCAAGTGCAATTTCGTAATAATTGCTTTCTCGAATCAATGTTGGCGCAACGGGTGTTGTTGAGGGTGTTCCCTCTTTTTTATACAGCTCAATGTTGCGAAAGCTATCAGATGTATCTAATCTGGCAACAATTCTATCTATTCTCTTCAGCGATGCATGAGCTGCACTAATTGCGATAGTGCGCGCTGATTCTTCACGACCTATGCCGCCTTCTACTATGCAGCCTCCCGGCATAATTTTCACCTTCATTCCGCCAGCGGGCTGTACTTGTAAATCAGAGCCATCACCACTAACTAGACACACTCCATTGCTCCATACTGCCTTAACGATGCTTCTAACTGTTGCATCATCAACAGCCCTATCCCCTTTAGGATTTACATCAAATTTCGATTGAAATGGTATTGATATCATAACTTACCTCCTTAAATGTTAAGTGCAACATATTTTTGCTTGTATGGTGTTCCCATCACCAGCTGTACTTCAATTGCATTCTTCCTATGCACCTCTTTTACTTCAACGATTCTTGCTGCGAACATTTGTTCAATATCATCTAGCACAATTGTACATATATCACCTAAATTGTAATTTTCAAGATAGTAGAATGTGTTTTGCAACACATCTACATTGATGGTTTCTTGCTTCCAGTGATTAAGCATTTCGAGCTTGCCTTGATTTCGCATCTGCTCTCTGATAACAGATTCATTAGCTACTTTTAGCTCAATTCCAGAAACGCTCCCTTGAATTATTTTCTTCGGATAAAGGTCTAAATCTTTTGGTCTGTTATTTTCGTCAATGTAAAATTCACGGATCATGCTCTTTGTGTTGCCTTGCTCATCCGTGATATATTCTTCATTTTTAAATCCAGTTTCATCCATAGTCTGGCGAATCTCGACAATCGGAATTACAGCACTATCATCGTATACATATTCGATTTTCGATACATCGCCCCACCCTGTTCCAAAAAATACATTTGCGCGCAAGTCTCGCCCGCTAGCTGGTTTCACCTTGTACAAGAAGTGTGGTTCATCTATTTTTCGCATCCACTCTTCCACCCAGTCAACATTATTTTTGTAAGGCGGTGCAAGCTCAACATTGAAGCTCATCCCATACAAGGCGCATGCATCATATAGAGTTGTCGCGGCACCCGTTCCAGCTTTGAACGAATACACAAGTTCTGGCATCCACTTTGCATCATAATCGCCCCATACTTGGCCAACTATTGATGGGGGTATTTCGTGACTTCCTCCAGTTCGCGAATACTGCCCGAGCGCACTTGTGTTGATGTTTGCGAATAAGCCGAAAATAACTGTGCCATCTTTTTCATTCACATTTTCATCTGAATGAAGTGCTACTCCGTCAAGAGCCTTTTCTGCAAAGAATCCAGATATCGTTGCAAATGTGCCTTGTGCTGTAACTTCATATACAGTTTTCTGCACTATGCCTGTTTCTGGCCTTCCTGTATTCTTAACAAATTTCACATGTTGATTCCAATCTTGTGCGGCGAGCCTCACAGAGAAATCCCCAGCTTCGGTCCATTTTCGATTCCATGCCACTTCTATAAAATCGAGGTCTTCAAGACGATTCATAAACTTATCAAAAAACTGAATCATAATCCATCATACCTTCCTATATACTCAATTTCTGTACGTAACGCAGAGCCACCAACTTCGGCATCAACTTTGATAAAGTTATCTCCGAAATCAAGAATAAATTTTCTAAAGTCGTACGGATCATTGTCCGTGCCTAGCGAAAGAATTTTGTTGTTGTGTATCGCATAGGATTTCGATGTATCAATCTCAATTCTATCGCCTTTGCGCATTTCAACATTCAAAATAGCTGTTTTCTGATTCACCGTAACTTCAATATTTTTCGCATAGCCTGTCGAGGTTATTTCTATAATCGGATGTGCTGGTGACGATCCGATATAGTTGATTACTTTTTCTGTCGTGTGCTCTTCTGCAGAAAATGGCAGCATGATGCCTTGCCCATACGCATGAGGCCATACCCACAAGGCTTGCTTTTTGCTGAAATTCGTTTGTTCGCTTTCAACAGCAAATAAATCTGCATATGTTGATAAGAATCTAATTGTTAAATCTTTCATTTTGTATACATTTCCGAGTGGAAAGTTGCTTGCTGTTATCTGGCAATCTTTGGCAATTCGTTCTGTTCCCAAATAATTGATATGTAAATCATATTTCATGCGGCTATTATGAAATGCTATCGCTCGCATTCTTTGCAGATTGTAATTTTCCGCATCAAGTGGGCGCGCAACAATTTTCATGTCACGCGATACCCTTCGTTGTCCTGTTATTATGTCGCCATCACCAACTCCCCTTGCTTGCTTTGATGTTTCAATTTCTGGAAAATCAAAGCCTTCAAGGACGCGAAGCTCCCAACTATCTGATTGATAGTTGAAAACCTCGCCATCAGAGCGGATAGCTTTGAGTGACGCAATATGTTTCATTTCCTTACCTTCCCGCAAGCCCCATAATTACAGCTTGCCTCTTCAGTGCGCGCTCTGTATCAATTGGACTCTGCACAGGCTCATGGAAGTGGATAACCTGTGTTACCACAGTTTGATTGCCAGCGCCCATTGGTGATGCTGCAATTGTTCCTGTATCGAAGCTTCCAACTGTCATGCGTTCTTTTAACGCATCCATATTAGCGCCATACGAATTCAAAACTTTTGAGAAGGTGCGTTCACCACCTTGCATAAGTCCAGCATTCATCATCTCGCCCACCCAGATTGTGAATCTTGACGGCGAGTGTATATCTAGCACACTTGTAATCTTCTTCTTTATCGCGCTTGCCTTGTTGCCTATCCACGAAATCAGATGATTAAACTTGTTCATCATTCCTTGCTTTAGCCCTTCGATGAGATGTGCTCCTATTCCTAGCAATGAGCCTACACCTCTTCTAATTGCGCTCGGAATTCTTGCTGCTTTAGATGCAACAGTTGATATCACATGGCCGAAGCCAGATGCAATGCCTCGCGCCAGTGCTGCAATGATATGTGCTCCAGCTGATAGCAATGCTCCCGCTAGCGCAACAATCGCTGATACGATTGCAGCTAGCACTTGAGGTATATGCGCAACAACAGATGGGATTGCTTGCACTATGCCTTGTCCTAGAGTTATTAATAGCTCTGTTCCCGTCTGGATAATCGTTGGCCAGTTCTGCTTTACGAAATTAGCGATGCCAGTTATCGCATTCGCAATATGCCCCACTATGCTCGGAAGTGCATTCGCAAAACCTTGCACGAGATTTTTGAGCATTTCAGCGCCTTCTTGGAAGATTGCTGGTGCGTGTGCACGAATCATAGATCCTATGTTACTAACTATTGAGCCTAGCGATGCCACAATTGCTGGTGCACTCGCAACAAGTGTCTGCCCAATCGCGAGCGCCATCTGCCCAATCGCAGAGAGCAATGCTGGTGCTGCTTGTACAATTCCATTGATAACTGCAGTTAGAACTTGAATTCCAGCTTGCGCGATTTCTGGACCATGTGCACTTATCATCGTTGCTACTGATGAAATTTTATTAGCAAGCCCAGTCGCGAATGCCGCAACCTTCGCACCCACATTCTCTGCAGATGCACCCAGCTTTCCAAATATAGCAACGAGTGCTACAATTCCAGCAACAACAAGAATTATAGGATTTGCTGCAAGCAAGCCCCACACTCTCGATAATAATGGCAGCATCCTCGATATAGTTGTGAGCGAGCTTCCAAAGGCTTGCGCGAATTTACCAACAAAGATTGTCGCTGGTGCAAATATAGCTAATCCGCCAGCGATGCCCAAGATTGCTGATAATGCTCCGCCAGATAGTCCCGCAATTTTGCCCGCAAGACTAGAGAACTTTTCTTGAACAGCCGTAATAGCTGGTAGTAAAAATCCCGCCATTTTAGTTCCGATAATTTGAATAGCTCTAGCGGCTACCATCTTAATGATGTCTATCTGGTCATTAAATGCATTTGCTCTATCAAGTGCACTCTGGCTGATTGGCTCTAGCTTATTTTTTCTGAATATTTCAGAAACTTTCCTGTAAGTTTCTCCACCATCAAGAATTAACGGATTGAGATCCGCAGCAGATTTGCCGAAGATAGCCATTGCATATGCATCTCGCTCTGTTGCGTTCTTCATTTTCCCAAGTTTCATGATTGCTTCGTCATACACCGAATTGCCATTTCGCAGATGCCCAGAGCTATCTGTAACGCTTATCCCGAGAGCATTAAATGCCTTTGCCGCAGAGCCACTTGCGGACTGTGATGCTGCTAGCATGTTCTTCTTCAACTTGCTATGTGATTTCGCCAGTGTCTCAACAGGAACATCAACGAGCTCTGCAGCTGATTTGTACATTTGTAAATCTTTTGTACTGATTCCGTACTGCTTTGATAGCGTATTTAAATCATCCGCTTGCCTTGCCGCTTTATATGCAACTCCGCCAAGTGCTGCAGCAACTACTCCAGCTACAACTGATACTGCTTTCATCTTCTGCCCAACAGCTTCAATTTTCTGCCCTAACAGAGTGTATTTTGCTCCGAGTTGACCTATCCTTGTTTGCGAAGCCACATATCGAGCTTGTGCTTTTTCGAGCTCCGCAATTTTCTGCTCTGTCGCAATAATTTCTCTCTGGAATTTGCGATATTCATCTGCTCCGATGTCGCCTCGTTCAAAAGCAGCTTTCACCTTCTCTTGATTTGCTCGTAAATCCGCAAGATGCTTTTTTGTGCCGATTAGCTGTTCATTCAGAATTTGCCCTTTTTGCTTCATCAGTGTCGCATTAAGTGGGTCGTTCTTCATGAGCTTATCAACAGAGCTCATCTCGCTATGCATGCTTCGTGTTGCTGCCTGTGCCTTTTTTACCGCTTGGATAAATTTGACACTTTTTCCAGATATTTCAATTTCTAATGCTTTTTTTGCCATGTCGCCTTATCCTTCTGCGAATCTATCGAAGAACTCTTGTGGAGGTTTTTCCTCTTTATTTTCTTCGTAATAGTTATCATTTATTTTTTCCGTCATAATGTCATAAATGAGCCCTATATCCATTTCCTCAATGTCTTGTTGGCTCAGTCCTATTTCTGTGCATCGCAAATAAAATAGAGCAGTCGTGAATTTGCGACTGCTCTCTATTTTTTTTCGTTGCCTTCGCTGCCTCCATCCTCTTCAGCAGCAGCTAATGTTGTTTCGCTATCTTCCCACAGTTCGAAAGCCTCTGTTACAATCTCGATACCATCCATTATCTCAAACTGCTCTAGCCACTCTTCAACTGTTGCTGGCTTTTCGTCAATGCACATGATATATGCCATATCTTCCATAAGTCCCATGTCGACTTGCTCAATATCTACATTGGCAGCATCCACCTCGCCATTCTGTAGAGCTTTCATTGTTTCCTCGTCTGTGTCTTTATAAATATTCGCTAGCTCCGTTAGCATGTCGCGCTTGAAGTGATTTCTAAACTTCCTCGGTGTTGCTCCTGTTGCTGCGAAGTGATATTCTTTTCCATTCTTTATTATTGTTTTTTTAGCCATTTTTATTCTCCTGTGCTAAATCGCGAAAAACCTCGCCATGCTTTTGCTGGCGAGGTAATAAAGTTTTTTATTGAATTGTTTAGTTGAAAGTTGGTACTTTCGGTGTGGTATACCAAGCTTCATACACTTCTGGCTTTGTCTGCGAAGATGATACTTTTCTTCTTCCAATTCCTGGAAGTCCAGCTGCCTTGATTTTAATCTTCATAGGCTTTGGCTCGTTAGATTCTTTCTTCGTTTCCGAGCTAGTGCTTGGCATTGCGGCTTTGCAATAGAAGTATAGGAATCTGCGCGCCTGTGTGTCTTGGGCGAATTCGAACGCAAGAGCGAAATAGCTTCCCTTGTCTGAATCGCCATTCACGATGTTGCCATCAGTATCGCGCTTCGCCCCTAGATGAGCAACTTGGAAATCTTCTGGAATCTGGAACATCTCAAGTTCTAGCTCTTCTTTCTGAATTGCCTCAATGATAGCCCACGTTCCATCATCTGCATATACAGAGTTAGAATCGCCCGATACATCTGCGCTCAAGCTAACAGCACCCTTCCAAGGCTTTGCCTCTCCGAGCGTTAAATTGTTCTGCTTCTCATCCCATGTAGCTGCATAGTAGTGCACATTTTTAAGCCCAAGATGATATTTACCCTCTGGCTTTGTTGGTTCTGGCATTTTCTTTTCTCCTTTACTTTAAATTGATATTTTCTTCAAATATTCTTCTAACATCATTAGCGCACCCAGCTATCGTTGAATCAACGAATGGATGCCCATGTTTAGTTGAATATTCGAGGATATTAACAAGCGGCACAGATGTGCCGCCCTTTCCTCTAACTTTCTTTGTGTTGGTTATAATTCTTTTATGCGCACCCTTCTTGATTTTCCACTTCGATGCAAGATGCCCGCCACTACCAGCTCCGCTTGGTGACGCACTTTCTAATTTCCCCTTAACTAGGTCCGCAGCTTCGTCCACAGCTTTGTCTGTTAGCTTAACAACTTGCATGCCCGCTTCTTCCAAAATTTCATCAACAATGATGTCGAAGTTGGCCATTGTGCACTTCATTTACAACCCCCATGAAAAAAACAACAGTTCATAGCCTGTTGTGTCATAGCCTATTCCGTCAATGTCTCCTAGTTCAAATGCGCCACCAGGGCAAGTGAATTCTGCATTGAGCAATGTGTTCAATATTTCGCGCTCGCGAGCTCTAACCTCTTTGAGATTCATACCGCTTGCGTGATAATATCGCAAGATTATCTTATCTTGCCCAGCAATCAATCTATTATCTTGATACACTTGCGACGCCATCGAGCTCACAGAATACACGCAAAATTCTCTTGGTGCAGCTTCTAAATCTGGTAACTTGCCCGCATAGGTTTTCACCTGCGGATAAATTGCATCGTCTAGCGCTTTCTTCAAAATTAAATCGCCATTAACTGCGAACATAGCTATTTCCCTTCATACCTCTTCAGCATGAAATTCATCATGCGATTCTGCTTTTCACTTACTCCCGAATACAATTCATAGCAGTTCGGATTTAACCTATCTGGCTGTCCATCTTTGAGAATGTCAGCACCATTCTTTGCAACAACAACGCGCCTGTGTGCTAGTGCTTCATATAGATTTGGTGCGAATGGCATGCGCACATTCACACTCTCTGTAATTCCCGCTGTCATAGCAGCAGCTTGAACAGCACCATATGTGCCACTCCAGCTCGCATAATATGTTGTTGCTCCGTTGGCTTCCGCGACCTTCTTCCATCTTGTTTGATTGTAGTCGCCAGCAACATATTCATCTTGATCCACGATATAGAATTCTAGTGGTGTATCAATTCGCATCTCATACACCTCGATTCTGTCCGATATCAAATATCAACATAGGATCTATCGCAGAATGGTCCGCTTCTGTATTCAGATTTCTTTTTACGATTTTGGCAATCGCCTCAATCGCCTGTTCATTCTTGATGCCCATTTGCGCATCCTCTTCAAAATCATTTCTGCGCCATCCAGCATTAATCAAGGCGGCTTGAGCCGCCTCAATCATGCTGTTAATCATCTCATCTTGTTCTGGTGTGGAATAGACGATGCCCACACGCATTTTGATTTTGCTTGTTAATTTTGCATTCATCTGCTCCACCTCTCGAACTATGCGAGCTTCTTAATTGGCAAGAATGCTTTGTAGCCCGCAACGACTCCGCCTAGATGCTGATGTCCGAAGAATGCGATCTGTCCCTTGTCCTGGTAGATTGCGTCATTTTCTACAACTATCATGTCGGAGAACTCTGGAAGCTCATACTTCTGTGGATCTCCGTATACAGCGAATGTCTTGCCCGCTACCTCTGCAGAGAATGCCTTGAAACCGCTATTGATTGAGAATGGCACTTCTAGTCCGCCCTTCGCCTCGGAGATTGTGCCGCCTGTTCCTTCAAACTTCACATTGTATGCTGGGTCTCCGCTCTTTAGCTCAACAGCAAGAAACTCATTAAGTGTGTTCTTGTTGAGGAAGAGTGTGAGCGGAGATGTCACATCCTCATCACCACCATATGCCATGATGATGTTGCGGAGTGTGTTCTTGTCAAATGCCCTAACATCTAACTTATAATCTGCTGGCATAACTTTTGCTGGTGCGTTTGCGATTCCGCGAAGATGCCCAGTTGTTCCATCGCCAGCAACAATCTCTTTTGATGCCTTCTTGCGTAGTGACTTCTTCACATTGTTAATGATTGCATCGAGGTAATCAATTGTATTGAGCTCCTTCACCTCTTCATTAACAACAGCCTTTGCTGTCAGCTTTGTTGCAACAGTATCGTTGGTGTTAAATGTGCCTTCTGCTGTTGTGTATGCTCCAGCTTCTGCTGTGTAATCTGCATCCGTAACATCTACCTCAAATGCTACTTCGTATCTAGCAGCACCCTTCATTGGAACGTGCGCAACAAGGTCAATTGCCTGTGCGACCTGATTTGGCGCTTCCTCTAGTGTGCTCTTGTATGCTGCAGGCTTCTGCGTGGTAGAAGATGCAATCGCTCTCTTCTGAACTTCTCTCTGTGCTTCTGCGGAAATTACAGTTGGCTTTCCGCTTCTGATTTCAGTTGCAAGCTTGTCGAGGTCAACACCCTTCTTCTCGTTCTTCTCTGCGTTGTGGTTTATCTTCACAACATCTGGCTGTGCACTAGATCTCTCTTCTGCAGCTTTCTCCTCTGGTGTCTTCACTTCTAGCTTTCTAGCCTCTTCAATCTGCGCATCAAGTTTCTTTAGCTCTAGCTTGATTTCGTTCAGCGCCTCTTCGCTTTTAGCCTCTGCAATTTCTGCAATCTTCGCAGCTCTCATCTCTAGTAGTTCTTTTAGTGTCTTCATTTCGTTTCTCCTTAAATCATCTTATACATTGCTTCAAGTTCTAACTTCTTTTTCCTCAATTCAAAATCATTCGCATCATCCATGCGGCTCTTCTTCTCGCTATCCAGCAATTCAAAGCTCCTCGCATAAATTGAGGTGCTATCATAAAATGGCACATCTACAACGCTCACATCATAGAGCTTGTCGATATCCGTGATAGTTCTGGTTATTTTGAGCTTTTCACCCTCTTCAACATACTCCCATTTATCTGTCCCCTTGCGAGTTGTAAAAGCGAAGCTCATTTTGTCTAACAACCCATTCTTAATAGATGTATATACATCTCTGTTAGACGATGTATCAATTAACTCTGCAACTATATCGAGTCCCTCATGGCTCTTAATGAGCTCAAGACTCTTGTTTCTCGTTCTTGCCATGATGAGGAATTCATCATGGTGATTGTATCGAAGCGGCACATCACGCATATCCGTGTTATCTAGTGCGCCCGGTGCAATTATTTCTGTGTACTCTTCATCTCCAAACTGATATGTTTGTGGAGAATCAAAGACGATGGCGCGGCCCTCAATTTTCATTCCCTCTTCAGCGGCTGCCCTAATCTCCATCATTCTTCTTTCAAATTTTGGCTTGCTCATTATTCTTTAGTTCCTTTCCCCACTTGATAATCTGTTGCATTATCAGTGTTAACAAAATTAAGCGATTGCATTCTTGTGTGTCCTTCACCATCTGGCAACGGCTCAAGGCCGAATAGCTCTGTTCTGATTTCATCAAGATACATTAGCCCTGTGTTCGTTGCGAGTGTAGCAAGGCTGATGCTGTCTTGCGGTGTCAGCCTCTGTAGCATTAAGAAATAGCATCGTACTTGATGCCCCACATCTTTTTCGCGTTCAGTAAAGCAATGTGCGGTGAATGCCTCTTCAAATTGCTTGATAAATGGTTCAATGCAACTCTGATAAAAGCTTGTATAATCTTCTGAATCGTACTTGCCAGATAGTATTGCTAACGATATCCCATATCGCTCACACACATTTTCTTTTAAGAATTCAAGTGTGCCACTTTCTACTTTTGCAAAATCAATCTTTATTGGTGTGAAGTCGCCAACAAGATCTGTTGCAATAATCCCTGTCTTGCTTTTCATGATGTGTGATTCAAAACTATCGCGCGTTGAATTGAGCTTTTCACCATCAAGAATTGACTTGGCAGCATATACACCTTTGATTTGCAAGCTAGCCTCGATTGACTTCGGAAGCCCTTCGATAGTCTTGTGCAACGCATCTACACTGTGCATTACATTCGCATCGTCTGGCCTTCCGTAATCATTACCGCCTAGCACCATGTTTGTGCCTCTTCTCCACTTGACATTGATTAGCTCGCTCTCTGGGAGTGTAAATGTAGAGCCATCTGCGAATGTCATTTTGATTTCGATGTAATCATCACCAATGCCAACATCAACGGTTTTAGGAGATAAAACATAAAATGCCTTGTACCACTTAATCAAGTTCCCGCTGGCGGTTCGTCTCCATTCGTATTTTGGATATATCCAGCAATTCATATGCTTTCTTCTCGTCCACTCTATCGCAGCAAGGAAATCACTTGTTGTCTGATATTCATTCGGCTTGTACCTAAAAAGCCTTGTGATATCATCGTTCGCAACTGTTGTTCCTTCACCAACAACAACTGATTTGATTTTGATTTTAGAAATCTCGCTAGCAGTTCTATCTATGCAATTATTAACAAAATCGGATAGATAAATATCGTTACCGCCTAGCCCTTGCAAAATTGTTGGACTGCCAAGCGGATAACTAGAGCTGCTTCCGTTTATTTGCGATATGCCGAGCTTGTCGGCTAGCCACTCTTTTAATTTCATCTTTTCTCCTAAATCATTGAATATTCATTCCTGTAACTTTGGTAAACAAAAACAGCATCAAGGTATGATGCTGCTCCGTCTATTTTCATTTCGCGCTTGATTCGCTTCGGCATGATGCGCCCTATATTATCTTGTTTGTAACTACAATTTTTAAAACACCAATATGTGACTGGATTATTTTGGTAGTTGATTTTCTTTTGCCTCAAGTTTTCTTCGGTATTGTTCATTGGATTTGACAAGCCCTTTGCATCTTGCGGAACATTCTCAAGTATGCCATCACCGAATAATTCTTTGTGTCGCTTGATATACGACTTCGCAAACCTGTTATCATAACCGCCCTTAAATGGCAGCACTCCGAACTCCTTATACATCTGATATTCATAATCAGCAACAATCGCTGTATCGATGTCAACATCATCAACAATGGTTATCCATCCATCGCGCGCCCATTGCTCATAGTTAGCGCCAGCCTTTTCATCATTTCGATATTCGAGCTTGCTTTTCGGCATCCAAAAATGTTGATGTGCTAGAAATTCTGATTCTGGCTGAAATAACATTGTTAGGCACATAAGGTCCGTTGTAACAGCTAAATCAACTCCGCCCAGGTACATGCGCCCTCGCACATCTTCCATGCTGAATGTTCTTTCATTTCTGATAACTTCTGGATCTAGCCAAGCATTTGCATTTGATTGCTTGATATTGAAATCCTTGCAAAGCGTCCAACTTCTTTTTGTTGAACTGCCTCTAGCCTCTTCAACTTCTCTAGTTAAATAGCGCATCTTCTTTGATACACCAAGATTCGGATTAGCTTTTATCCAGCTTGTCGGATCAGTCCACACTTCCTCTTCATTATCCATCGTGTATAGAAAGTATAGTGATTGCCCTCGCTCGCGCTCACCTTGTAACACAGCTTTTGCCTCTTGAATTTTCTTATCAAGATGCCCATCATCAACTGTGCCTTCCGTGGTGATTTCAATCATCAAGCATTCATCCTTGGTGCTCATTGATTGTACTAGCGGTTCAATCAAGGTTTCATCTTCCATCTCGTGCGATTCATCTACAATCGCCAAGTCAATGTTGCGCCCTTCCTTGCCCTTTTTTCGTGCAGATATCTTCTTGATTTCAGCTTTATTTTGTTTGCTGAATTTTCCTGTTTTTCGTCTCTGCTTCCTGTTACCAAAATAGATACCTGTGTTGTTGCGTCTTGTCACTCTTTCAAGTGATGCCGATAAATCACGCATCGAATCAATTTCAGTGAACACGATATCAGCTTGTTCGTAATCGTTGCTAGCGCAGAATATCACTGTTCCCCAATTGCCACAGAAGAATTCTGCATTGCCTAGAGCTGCAGCTAATGTTGATTTACCATTTTTCCTGGGGATAAAAAGCAGCACATATGTATATTTGCGTATACGCTCACCATTTTCATCAAGTACATAAAACCCATACGCAGCTTCTATGATGGCTTTCTCCCAGAGCTCTAAATAAACTGGTTTCCCGGCAAATGGCGATTTCGTATGCTTGCACTTTGCCTCGATGAATCTAATTCGCTTGTGAGCCTCTTCAACATCGAAAATTTCATCTGGCTTTTCGATATCTTCAAGCAACAACTTATATTGCAACTTAATCCACCAGCACGCAGGAATTTCGCCACTCTGTATCTTATTTGCATATTCAATTAAAAAAGAGTGTGTTCCACTCTCTTTACATGAATTCATTCAGTTCATCCTCTTCATAATCAGCATTGCTGCCTAGATGGCGCTCAAGCATCTGCATAATGTTTACCATCTGTGCTCTCTGCTTTACAATTTCAGCATTTAATGGATTCGGTTTTAGTAGTTTCTCATTTCGAGGATGGCGCAGCACTATGCCGCCACTCTCTTGCAGTGCCTCATGTAGTTGTTCTAGCCCAGCTTCACATCTTGCAAGGTTCAAAATCAAACCTTTCATCTTGTCAAATTCTTTGCGCCCTTCGTTGTCTTCGTCTGGCGGACTAAATAATTCAAGATAATACTCATTCAGTTTGGCAATTCTCTGCTCTTCTTGTCTTATCTCTTTTTCTGTCATTGGTTTTTTCACTTTCTCAAAATTTCAAAATCAAAAAGTCAAAATTTCGATGCGGATGTTTTTGGTG